TAATTACACACCATTCAACAATAAGTTATATACATACCCATATAATTTTGTTACTATAAAAAATACAAGTGGTAGCAACGTTGTTTTAAAAACTGAACTATTTGACAATTATCAATTATTGCAATTTACTTTAAATACAGTGTTAACTCAACATCCTATCATAAATTTAGTTCCACGTGAGTATTCGGGGAAAGACTTCGCAATTGATGATAGTATAACATTAGATGATTATGGTCTATGTTCGTGGAATAATGACAATTACTCGAATTGGTTCGCTCAACATACAAATTCCATCACCACTCAAAGTAGTAACGCAAATATATCGATGCAAGCAAAAGGAAAAGTGATAGATAATAATTATAATAATGCGTTAGATAATCGAAATACAACAGCGGTCAAAGGTGCTTTTAATACAGCAATGGGGTCAATCGGTTCACTTGCAAGTGGCAATATCGGCGGTGCTATAAGTGGTGGTATTAGTGGCGGTGTCAATACAGCTTTAAATTATGGACAAACAACAGAAAATGCTAATAATGATTTATCAAACAGTAACTTAATGAATACTACAGATTATCAAAATACTATAGCGTCTATCAATGCTAGTGTTAGAGACGCTCAAGTACAACCCAATACCGCAAAAGGTAGTACCAATCAATGTGGTTTAGATATGGCACGAAATACAGCAACATTTTATATAGAACAGAATGGTATTAAACCAGAGTATGCTAGAATCGTTGACACACATTGGCAAATGTTCGGGTATAAAGTAAATAGAATGGGAACTCCATATCTCAATAGTAGACAAAAATGGAATTATATAAAAACTGTTGGTTGCAATATTACAGGCGAGATACCGCACGAAGATATCGACGAAATGCAACATATTTTTGATAATGGAATTACTATATGGCACGACGAAAGTTATATGTATAATTATAATACCGCAAACCCATTAGCAACTTAGGAGGTGAATTATGGGAAACGCTTTAAAGAATTTTGCACAATGGCGACTTGAGGAAAGCATGAGAGAATATACATTCTATTTTAAAAAATACAAAAGGTTGCTAATGAGTATGTTCACATGGACAAATTTACCCGATGGTATTTCAAGCCGATTTATAGAAGACAAACTTTTCTATAATGGTATCGTAGTTTTTTATAAATCTAAAGAAATGGGTTTCTTTGTTGTATCACAATGTAGCGCTTACGGACTTAATGACTATGAAGAACCAACAGGCTATAACACAAATGGAGTTAATAAAATACATGAGTTTGTCAAAGCTAAAGATTGTGTACCAATTTGGAACGACTTATTTATAGAACCTAGTGTCGGCAATGTAAATTTTTACGCTAAGCGCTTAAGCAATATACAAAAAACTTTTGATGTCAACTTAGAACAGTTAAAGAACCCTTATATTATAAGTTGCGCCGAAGGACAGCGAGAAACAGTTAAACAAGTTATGAAACAAAAAACTGACGGTGTCCCATATATATTTACAAGTGATGATTTTGACGTAAAAGTAAATGTTTTTAATTTAGAGATTAAGAACTATACCAAAGAATTAGAAGATGTCAAAGCAAATGTCGAAAATGAAGGACTTACTTTCTTCGGTGTAGATAATGTTAACATTCAAAAAAAGGAACGTTTGACAGAATCGGAAGGGACACAAAACAATCAACAGATAACATTAAACAGAAACTCACGTTTGAAGACTAGAGAAAACGCTAGAGACCAAATAAACGCAAAATATGGTTTAGACGTTGGAGTTGAATTTTCGGTTGATTTTGATGATGAACTTAAAAAGTTTAATAGTACAAAGCCACCAAAATTGGAGGTTGTTCAATAATGTCGATGAATAGCGAACTAAGTACATACACAATATCAATTTATGAACTAATTGAAAGTGGTTTCGATTTTGGATTAGATAAATACCCGATATTTGATGAAGCGTATCGACCAATACTAAATGATGCTATACTTCAAGGATATTTAACAAAAGAAATCGGTTGGGTTAACCCAATGGTTTTTAAACAAAAGTTACAATTTAGAATGAGTATGATTATGAGAAATAAATATAACGCTTTATATAAAGCTAAAGCTGTCGAGTTCAACCCTTTATATACTATGGAGTTGTACGAAACGTATTCACATAATATAAAAAATAAGGGCGAGACTTCTAACAACTCAAAAGCTATAGCAGATGCTAAAAGCGAGGACGTTAGTAACGGCAGTTCTACTAATACAACAAATACTAATAACGATTCACTTGCGTTGTCTTCACAATATCCCAACGACGAAATGATAGAAAATGATTTGACTAGCAACGTATTTGTAGACAATGGACAAAAGCAGAGTAACAGTGAAATAGGAACAAACACTGATAAAAATAATAGTAATAGCAATGCAACTACTAAACAAAATAGCACTGCTTTACAGAATGGTTTAAATAACAATAACATGGACGAAAGCTATAGTAAAAAAACTATAGGTTCTGCAAGCGATTTGACTTTTGCTCATGCTATGACGCAGTTCAAAGAATATGTCGATTTGTTTAATTTAGACCAATTAGTTATAGATGAATTAAAAGATTTATTTATGACGTGTTGGTAAAAAGGAGGTTCATAATGAGTGTTTATAATTCAATACCACATATAGATTTGATTAACGGATTAAATATTTCACCTATACCATTAGAGTTTTCACAAGAAATGACAACTACAAAAACATTAGCGGGTATCGAAGCTAAAATTAATTCAATTATCGACTTTAGAAATGAAGCAGTAAGTGATAGCAATGTTTATACAGATGAACAAATTAACACAATGACAACTAGTATAAATACATTAACATCTGCATTGACTACACGTATAAATACGTTACCAAACGATATAACTTTTATGAGTGCTTTCAAAACGGTTATAGAAAACACTATAGGTGATATTGCTAAATTTCCTATATTCGGTTTATCTGATGATGGATACTTTACCGTTGACATTGCTACCTCATGGAATGAAATTACTTTTGACAGTGATGTCGAAGGACACTTACTACTAAATTACTAAGGAGGAATAATTAATGACACAATACAAGGGTTTAAGATACGTACCGATAAACAAGGGTGATTGGGATAATACCAAAAATACAGAATATGAAAGCTTGACAGTAGTGCAATATGAAGGAACTAGTTATACATCAAATAAAATAGTTCCAATTGGAATTGATATTAAAAATGAAATATTTTGGACAGTGACAGGAGACTATAACGAACAAGTTGCAATTTATAAGCAAGCCGTTGACAACTATCAATTAACTTCTTTATCACAATCAACAATTGAAGATAATCTTACAACAATAGATGCAACAAAGGTATTGAGCGCTAAACAAGGTAAAGTTTTAAATGATATTAAATTAAGTATTAGTGACATAAACGATAGTCTTTTATCAAGTTCAAATACTACTGCTTTAAGCGCTAATCAAGGTAAAGTATTAGATAATAAAAAAATAGATATAACTAATATTGTTGATAGTTTAGCTTCGACCGATACTACCAAACCATTATCAGCTAATCAAGGTAAAGTTATAAATACACAATTAATTGAAAGTATAAATCATGGACATACAAACACATTATTTAACGACCATAAGTCGAGACAAGAAAGCGATTATGTAAATATAAAAGATTTTGGAGCAGTAGGAAACGCTAACTATAGAAAATCTGATAAAACATATTGGGTTGATGCTCTATTCACAATCCCCGCGCATGATGATACACAATCATTTAAAGATGCTATTTCATACATTATGAATAATAATTTATCTACTAAATTATTTATCCCCGATGGTAATTATTTAACCGTAAACTTAAGTATGATAATTGACATAGCACATATTAAATTAATAGGCGGTAATAATACAAGAATTGTTTCGACAAATTTAGTTGCAAATAGTAAACATGTAACAATAACATCTTCAAACGGAGTTGATGTATACAACAATATGAAAGATGCTATCATGAATATTACATTTGAAGGTTCATACTTTCAACAAAACAGTACAACAAATAGTGGAATAGTGTGTATATATTTAGACCCTAGTGTATTAACACCGCATATGATTTTCCCTAATGTAGTTGTAAAATGGTTTAATATAGGAATGCGACAAGGTGTTAACTCATACAAAGAATTGTTTGCACAATGTAGCTTTATAGCAAATGATACCGCAGTTAAGTTTGATAATGCTCCTGGAACAGGCGGTATACCGATTGATTTTGTCGATTGTTACTTTGAATGTAATACACTAGTATTAGATAACCAAAATGTCGGCACAGGAGAAATACATTTTCGAGGTGGTAGCATGGAGTACAACGCTCGAATAATGGATATTTACTCATATGTGACTATGCAATTTGTTCACTTTGAAGGTGATTTGACAATGAGTGGCGATTCACCATTTAGAATATATCTCGAAAATGATAGAGCGCGTTTAACAATAAAAGATTGTTGGTTCTTAACATTAAATAATGGTATTGCAAATGTATCAAGTTGGATTACTAATACTATTATATATCCTCAATGTTGCGATTATTTATTTGAAATAATAGTTC